TCTTCAAAAATATCCCAATGAGAAAAGCGAGCCACGGCTTAAACCAACAACGCAAGGCAATGTGTACCCCGGCAACGAGGTTGGAAAGATAAGTGTAAGAGGTAAAGAGCATCCGGTATATGATATGCTGACGATCCGCAGTCTTTTACCCGCGGCTTTGGGTGCAGGCGCAGTGCTTTCGTCGGATCAAGGTTCTTCAGAAATTGGTTCTCCGCTGCCGGAGCCAAGCAAGGATTAGGCAGCAACCGGGGACGCCCGGCAACACTCCGAGGAGAAACACGCGATGTATGATATTGCAAAGAAAGCCCGAGAGGCCCTCAAGTCCAAAGCCCGGCGCATGGCCGGTGGCGGCGACGAAAACCCCGGCAGTCAGGATTGGTCACCGGCCAGCCCGTTAAATGCTGGCGTTAAGACTGGAATGCGCCCCCTGTCAAAAGACCCGGCAGTCAAGAAGTCCGGTCTGAAGGCTAAGGGTAAGGAAGGCGTTAAGCACGCTGGCCGTAAGGCTCGCAAATCTGGCGGTCGCCTCGTTAATGGCGATAAGTCAGAGGCCAAAGAGTTTGCTATTGCTAAAACAAACAGCAACCGAAAAGAAGCGAACGAAGAACGCGAAGGTGTCAAGCATGTTGGCGGCCTGAAAAAAGGCGGCCGCGCAAAGAAGCAAGTAGGCGGATCTCTTGGCGCTGCCGAAGCTCTTGGCGCTGCCAAAGCTCTTGGCGCTGCCAAAGCTCTTGACATTGCCGAAGCTCTTGGCGTTACCGACTTTCTTCCCGCTGACGAACCTTCTACTCGCGAAGTTCTTCGCGACGACTTGTTCATGGCTCCTACTCCCGAATTTCTTCTTTCGGGGACGCCTCAAGATGTCGAATATTATAATCCTTATGCCCCCTTCAAAAGGGGTGGCCGTACAAAGAAGCAAAGAGGCGGAAGAGGTGAAGCTGGCGGCAAGTACAGCAAGAAGGACCGCGCCGCTATGGATGCAGCCGCCGCAGCGGCAACCGCTCCAAAAGCAAAGGTCACTCGCAGTGAGAGCGTTACGCCGTCGCAGTCGACCACTGTCGGCCCAGACGTACTTAACGAAACCACGTCGCGCGAGTACCGGCAGGAATACGAACGTGCTCAGACCGGCATGAAGAAAGGCGGCCGCAGCAAGAAGATGGGCGGCGGCCCGATGGCCGATCCTCGCAGTAACATTGTGTCTGACAAAATGTTCAACTTTGGTGTCGGCGCCTCGGGCAGTCCCTACAAGAAGGGCGGAAAAGCAAAGAAGTTTGAAGGCTCCAAGGAGGACGAGGCTCAGGACAAGAAGCTCGCCAAGAAGAACAAGATGTCCATGAAGGATTGGGAAGCATCCGATATGGACAAGAAGCATGACGAGCAAAAGAGCATGAAGGGACTGAAGAAGGGCGGTAAGGCAGAACGCCCCGGCAAGTTCTATGGCGGCGGCCTTGGCATGGGTCAGTTTATGCCGCAGGCTCAGGGTCCATCCATGATGGGTCAGCAGGATCCTGCAGCTATTTTGCGTGCTCTGCAGAACCCGGCCGCGACAATGCCGATGAATCCCGGCGCAATGATGCGCAAGTCTGGTGGGCGCACCAAAAAGGCTAAGGGTGGTAAGACGAACGTCAATATCATTCTTGCCTCTGGAGCGGGAAAAGACATGTGCGGTCCTCCCCCCGGACAACCGGGCGCAGAACCTTCCCCAGTCATGCCGCCTCCGGGCGCCGGTGCGGGTCTCCCGCCGGGTATGGGCATTCCTCCGGGCGCAGGCGCTCCTCCGCCGCCTCCGGGAGCAGCCTCCCGTCTTCCTGCTGGTATGATGCCTCCTATGGGTCGCAAACGCGGCGGCCGGACTGTGGTTAAGTCCCCTGCGGATTTGACTGCGGGTGCTGGTTCGGGCGAAGGCCGTTTACAGAAAACCGCGTTGCAAAGAGGTAAGCGGTAAGGAGTTTGTTTGGAGAGTGCTCACCCGCTCTCCAACAAACAAGAGACGGTCAGCGTCCGTGCCCTCTCGCGCTGACCGTCTCACCAACACATTGAGGGGGCGTAAAGAGAGGGCACTCTTTGCTTACATATAAGTCCTTCTTCGAGCACGAACTCAAAAAGTTAATTCAAGAAGCCGTTGAGGCCCGTAAGGAAAACCTTGCGCTTGGCAACGGTACTGTTGACTTTGCCGCGTACCGCCACCACGTCGGATTTGTAGCGGGTCTCAGATTTGCTTTAGATTTGTGTGACGAGGCGAACAAGATATGTGAGCAAAAAGAGCGTACCGGATAAGAGAGGAAGAGTATGTCAAAGATAGCAATGCTGCATGAAGCCGACCCTGCAGACACGTTACGCAAGGAAATTGGCGACATAAGCGACATCGAGATGTTCAACACGCAGGTTCTTGTTGGCGTCTACATCCGTCCAGAAAAGACACGCGGCGGAATTTTGCTCGATACCAAGGAAGATCGTTTTCAATCAAAGGTCGGGCTTGTTTTAGCTAAGGGTCACAGCGCTTTTGAAGAGAGTGACGGCAAGTGGTTTGACGGAAAAGACATAAATGTCGGCGATTGGCTGTTTTTCCGACCATCAGACGGCTGGAACCTCACTATCAATGGTGTTTTGTGCCGTATTTTGGACGATGTTTCGTTCAGGGGCCGCATTACGCACCCAGATCAGGTGTGGTGAGGGAGAAAATAGATGGCTGATAAAGACGAACACATTGATGTGCCGCTTGATGACGAAAAAAACGCTCCGTTGGAGGTTGTAACCAGTGAAAATGACCAAAAATTTGAGCAATCAAACGATAATCGCGTTGAAATTGTCAAAACTGACGATGAAAACGACATAATTGCTCCTGAAGACGGCATTCAAGAACTAAAACAAAGACTTGAAGAAGAAAGAAATGCCCGATTTGAGGCTGAAAAGCAGGCAAGAATTGCCCGAGAATACGCTGTAAGCGCTGCAAACGAGACGCAAGACACCAACTATCACTTGGTTGTCAATGCAATCGAAACTGTTAAGCGAAACAGTGAAATTTTAAGGCATGGTTACAGCGAGGCGATGGCCGTCGGTGACTACGATAAGGCCGCGGAGATACAGGAGGGCATGTCTGTCAACGCAAACCGGCTCATGGAGCTGGAGCGCGGTCGAGAGGCTATGGAAAACACTCCAAAGCAGCAATACGAGGAGCCGTCCTATTCGGATCCTGTAGAGGCCCTAGCCTCTCAACTGTCCCCCCGCAGCGCAGACTGGGTACGCAAAAACCCACAATGTGTAACGGACCCGCGCCTGTATCAAAAAATGGTCGCCGCCCATAATCTGGCTGTTGCCGATGGCTATTCGCCAGATACAGACGACTATTTTCACAAAATTGAAGACACGATTGGTCTTAGCAAGCGCGTTACTGTCCACGAGGATGATGATGAGGAGCCGATGTCGGCGGCAGCGAGGCCTACCCAGCGGCGTTCAGCGCCTCCTGCGGCCCCGGTAAGCCGATCCGGCAGTGGGGGAGGGTCTCGTTCAAATGCCGCGCGTCTTACCAAGGAGGAGGCCGATATGGCCAAAGATCTTGGCATGACGGAAATAGAGTACGTGGAGAACAAGATGTTGCTTCGCAAAGAAGGTCGCTTAAACTGAGGAGAGGGTTATGGTTAGTAAGTATCAGAAAGCAATTGAAGAACAGCGGGCGGCGTCAGCACCCGCAGCAGACGGTGAAAAACCGGCTCGCCCGGCAGCAAAGGACATGGATCCCCGTGCCCGCGCGGCAGCCCGTGCCGCTGAACTAAAGCAGCATTTGGGCGATCTGGATGAGGGTACGGATGAGTTCTATGTCCCTCCCAGCATTGTCCCTGACGGGTGGACCTACGAGTGGAAGCGTCACAAGGTTTGGAACGAAGAGGATCCGGCGTACATCACTCAACTCGCTCGCGATGGGTGGGAGCCAGTGCCCCTCAATCGAGACAAAGACCATATGTCAATGATGCCAAAAGGATGGTCCGGCAACATTATTGAACGTAAGGGCATGGTCTTAATGGAGAGGCCGACTGAAATTTCTGAAGAAATCCGGGCAATCGAGGCTCGCCGCGCTCGACAGCAAGTGCGTGTCAAAGAGGCCCAGCTTGCTGGCACTCCAGAGGGTACAATGTCTCGGGATGATCCGCGCGTTGCTCCAAAAATTAAAAAGAGCTTTGATATGCCAATTCCAGAAGACTTATAAGTATTTGGAATTAAAGCAAAAAAGGGCCGCAAACGAGCGGCCCTTTACTTTTAATCAGTTAACCAATATTTTGTTAACAAGGTCTATGACCCGCTTTCCCCCGGTGCGGAAAGTTAATCTTGAAAATAGCTTCTAGTTGCCCCGGTGAGCGACGATTGAAGCAGTCCCATATAGGAGACACCGCAATGGCGAATACCAATGCGCCTTTCGGTTTCCGTCAATACAGTGGGAACGGTTCTGCGCCGACGTATGAGCAGGTCGCCGTGACCATTGATAAAGACGATACCACTGCTATCTTCAGCGGCGACGCTGTAATTCCGCTTTCAACCGGCTATATTGCTCAGGCAACGGCGTCTACGGTCGCTATCGCTGGCGTTTTTATCGGTTGTAAATACCTGTCGACGTCTCAGAAGCGCACCGTCTGGTCGAACTACTGGCCGGGATCCGACGCTACAAATGACGTAGAGGCTTACATTGTTAACGATCCGAACGCTAAATTTGTCGTTCAGGCCGGTTCCAGCAACGTTGGCTTCGCTGACATCAACAACAACATCCAGTTGAACGTTGGTACGGGCTCCACCTCGACCGGCATCTCTGGCATGTTTGTTGAAACACCTGCAACCACTGCCACTCACCCGTTCCGCATTGTCGATCTTATTACTGATCCTCCGGGATCAAATGGGGCCGACAGCACTGCTGCGTATAACCATATTGTTGTTGCTTTCAACAATCTGGCATCACGCAACACGACCGGCATCTAAGAGGAGTAAGGATCAATGGCTGTAAATCTCAGTTCCATTAGAGACCTTCTCTTGCCCGGTCTTCGCGGCATTGAAGGTAAATATGAGCAGATCCCGTCGCAATACGACAAGATCTTTACGAAGCACGACTCGAAAATGGCTTTGGAACGCACCGCTGAAATGCGTTTCCTTGGTCTGGCTCAGTTGAAGACTGAAGGCGGTCAGACGTCGTTTGATAACGGCGCTGGCGAGCGTTTCATCTACAACCAAGAGCATACAGAAATCGGACTTGGTTATGCGATCACCCGCAAAGCCATTGACGACAACCTGTATAAGAGCCAGTTTGCTCCCTCGAACCTTGGATTGATCGAAAGTTTCGCACAGACCAAGGAAATCTACGGTGCTAACGTGCTGAACACCGCTACGACGTACAATGCGTCTATTGGCGGTGACGGTAAGGCTCTTGTTGCCTCGGATCACCCGATTGATGGCGCCACGATCTCGAACTACTCCACCAACGATCTCAATGAAGCTACGTTGTTGAATGGCATGATTGCCATCCGGACGAACTTTAAGGATCAGGCTGGTCTGAAGGTGTTCGCTCGTGGCCGTCGTCTGGTTGTACCCCCGGCCCTTGAGCCGGTTGCAATCCGCCTTACGAAGACGGAACTGCGTCCGGGTACTGCAGACAACGACGTCAACGCGATCATGTCTACCGCAGGCGGCTTGCCGGAAGGTTATATGGTCAATGACTATCTAACCAACGCTCGCGCATGGTTTCTGCTAACAAACATTGATGGTCTCTCCTACATGGAGAGGATCAAGTTTGAAACAGATATGCAAGTCGACTTTACGACCGACAATCTGTTGGTAAAGGGATATGAGCGTTACTCGTTCGGTTACTACAACTGGCGTGCCATCTACGGCTCGATCCCAACCTAATGGTTGTGGGGCGGGGCTTCGGTCCCGCCTCTTCTCTCTAGGCTCCATAGATCACGCAGACCGGCCTAGCGGACGCTGCACAGACTGTGTGATCGTATCGTGCAGGAGGTTCCAATGGGAACGACTACCTTCACTGGTCCTATCAAGGCCGGTGACATCCTCAATACTTCCGGCTCTACCGTTGGTACGGACATCGCCAACGTTGGTTTTGTTGTTATGGCCCAGTCGGCTGTAATTGACATTGCTGGCGCTAGTACGACCACGACCATCGGTTATGTACCGGCTGATTCCAAAGTTCTTTACGCTGTTCTGAACGTAACGACTGCAAACGATGACGGTACGGCATCAACTTGTTCCATCGGAACAAGTGGCGACGCAGATGCTTTCTTGAGCGCAACGAGTGTTCAGTCTGCTGGCGTCACCTTCAGCGATACCATGACTTCCGCTGCTACTGACGTTGGTACAACGGATGTTCAGGTTGTTGCTACGTTTACAGCAACGGCTGGAAACGGAACTGCCGGTGTCGCAGACGCTACTATCGTCTATCTGCAAGCCGCAAACTTGTCGTAAGTTAATCTTATCGAACCATAGGAGGTTCCCATGAAAGGTAAAAAAGTTCGCCCAGAACGGTCAAAGATGGGCAAAGCCGCTGTTTATAAAGAAGCCGAAGCTGAAACCAACGGTTTCAAAAAAGGCGGCAAAGCTGAAATGAAGAATGACGACATGAAGAAAGTCGGTAAAATGGGCATGAAAGCTGAAGGCGTAATGTCTAAGGCTCATGCCGGTCGCAAGCCCCGTAAGTCTGGCGGCGGAGTTTTCTCTTCTGCCAGCTCCGGAGTTCCGCGCGGTGCGGCTCAACATTATTGATCTCGTCCCCTCCCACTGATCAATAATGTCTACGGGGGGCCTCCGTGCCCCCCGTCTTTTCTTTGGAGATTGACATGCCCGGTGCGTGGACAAGGAAAGAAGGTAAATCACCCTCCGGTGGTTTGAATGAGAAGGGTCGCGCTTCTCTGAGGGCCGAAGGCAGGGACATTAAGCGTCCGCAGCCAGAAGGTGGCTCGCGCAAGGATAGCTTCTGTGCTAGAATGACCGGAATGAAACGAAAATTGACCGGTTCCGCAAAAGCAGCGGATCCAAACAGCCGGATCAATAAATCGCTCAGGAAGTGGGACTGCTGACATGGCCGATAAACCTTTTTGGGAAAAAGATGCGCCAAAGGACGCCAAAGAAAAGCATCTTAACCGAAAACAGGTTAAGTCTGCCAAAGCTAAGGCACGCGCCGCGGGGCGCCCGTATCCCAATCTTGTAGACAATGTCGCCGCCGCGAGAGCTAGTGGTAAGAGGTAGGTGAGATGCAATTCAAGACAATTAGCCTAACAAACGCGGGCCGCAGCAACATTGTGGTAGTTGATGATTTTCAACCCGCCTTCAACATTGGTCTTGCTGCGGTTATTACGTCGGGCACTCCAACGTTCAGTATTCAGTATTCTTTGGACGATCCTGAAGCCGATGGGTACAGCGCCGGTTCGGCAAATTGGTTTGACGTAACCAATCTTTCCGGTGTATCCGCAGATACGGCGACGGGCTTTACCATCCCCTGCAGAGCAATCTCTATTTACATGGGAGCCTTGCAGACAGGGACTGTTGAACTGAGTATTGTGCAGGCTGGCCCAATTTAGGGGTTTACCTAATGGCAACAAGCGGCACCTACGCATTTAACCCGTCTCTAGGGGAATTGACGCTGTATGCGTTCAACCTTTGCGGTTTGCGTAATACGTCAATTTTGCAGGAGCACATGGAAAGCGCCCGCATGGGCACTAACCTGATGCTTGCCCGCTGGGCCAACCAAGGCGTTAATCTGTGGGCTGTTGATCTTGTTTCAACTGCGCTCGTAACCGATCAATCTGTCTATAACGTAGACGCCAGCACTGTTATGATCTTGGACGCATACGTCCGTAACGACGACAGCGGGGCGAATATTGATCGCATTATTATGCCAGTAAGCCGAACGGAATACGCCTCCTATCCAAACAAAGAACAACAGGGCTACCCGACAGTGTATTGGTTTGATCGTCTGGTTTCCCCTACAATTACGCTGTGGCCTGTTCCAAATACGGACAACGGCCCGCAAACGCTAGAATATTATCGGGTTCGGCAGCTTCAGGACGCGAATATGACTGGCGGCCAGCAGGTGGAAATACCCTATCTTTGGCTTGAGGCGTTTGCTTACGGCCTCGCGTCCCGTCTTGCGCAGCAATGGGCTCCACAAATGTTTCCGGGCCTGAAGGCGATGGCCGATGAAAGCTACGACATCGCAGCACTTCAAAACGTAGAACAGGCCCAGCAGTACATTTCGCCTTTGATCTCTGGGTATTACAGATAGGAGGGGTAGATGGGATACGCCTCCAGATCCGGCCGAGCCAGAACATCAGCAACAAATCCGCAGGCGCATGCGATATGCGACCGCTGCTCTTTTCGCTACAATCACGTCGACCTTCGCTGGCAATTTGATTGGCGCGGAGCAACAATCCAAAATACGCGCCTGCTCGTCTGCAATACTTGCTACGACGAGCCACAACCCCAATTGCGGGCAATTGTTGTGCCTCCGGATCCGGTTCCGATCCTCAACCCGCGCGTCGAACCGTATGCTTGGGACAGTATAGATCGACGTCAGGTTTCTGGATACAACACTACCGACGCGGAGACCGGTATTCCAGTTCCTCAAGGCGACACCCGTGTTACTACTAAAGACACAAGCGTTGCGGACAAAACTCGTGTTACTCAACAGACTGGCGCTGCTCCGGGCTCAAATAACGAGGAGCCGGGAACCGATCCCGATGCTCCGGGCAATGGTGATCCCGGTTTGCCCTATGGTTTTGATCAAGTTCCAAGAACAGGTTCGTTGTAATGCCTAGATACGCGAGTAATGTGCAAATACCTAATTTACCTGTTGGGGTCAGCCTTAATGGGGACGAGCAAATGGAGGCTGTTCAGTCCGGCACATCTGTTCGGATAACTTCGCAGCAGATAGCCAATTTGGCGGCGACAATAAGTACGGCACCAAACGTTACGACTGCTCAAAAATTAGCTCTTTCTGCTAGTAAGGGGTCGCTGGTTTTCGATACCACTCTTGGCAAGCTGTGTGTCTATAACGGCAGTGCGTGGGAAACGATAACTTCGGTGTAAACGATGGCAAACGTACAGATACCAAACCTACCAGTCGCTATTGCATTAAGTGGCGCCGAACAACTTGAAGCTGTTCAGGGCGGGACATCTGTACGAGTGACAGCAGCTCAAATAGCTAATCTATTTTCTTCCAGTTATGTTACGAGTGTTACTGGAACTGCGCCGATTGCGTCTTCTGGCGGAACTACTCCAGTTATAAGCATAACTCAGGCCACGACTACCACTGACGGCTACCTTTCCAGCACTGACTGGAATACTTTTAACAATAAAACATCAAATACAGGTACTGTAACCAGTATTACGGGCGGTTCTTACCTTACTGGCGGAACAATCACTACAAGCGGAACTCTGGCAGTTGACGCTACATCCGCCAACACAGCCTCAAAAGTTGTCGCTAGAGACGCAAGCGGAGACTTCAGCGCCAATATAATAACGGCTTCTCTTTCTGGAAATGCAACGACCGCAGACGCTTGGTCTACAGCTAGAACGCTGTCCTTTACTGGTGACGCCACAGGTTCCGGCTCTGTAGATGGCTCTGCCAACGTTGCGACCGCCCTTACTCTAGCAAACACCTCCGTGTCTGCCGGGTCTTATACCAATGCCGACATTACTGTAGACGCAAAGGGCCGCATAACCGCTGCATCAAGCGGGTCTTCGGGGGGTGTTACGAGTGTTACTGGAACTGCGCCGATTGCATCGTCTGGGGGAACTACTCCTGACATAAGCATAACTCAAGCTACAACATCAACTGACGGCTACCTTTCTAGCACTGACTGGAATACTTTTAACAATAAAACTTCAAACACCGGAACTGTAACAAGCGTTACGGGAGGCTCTTACCTTACCGGCGGTACAATAACCACAAGTGGTACTCTAGCTGTAGATGCTACATCCGCCAATACCGCATCAAAAGTGGTCGCAAGAGATGCTAGTGGAAACTTCAGCGCAGGTACAATAACTGCATCGCTTTCTGGTAATGCGACGACGGCAACAACGGCAACAACAGCCGATGCTTGGACAACGGCTAGAACTTTGTCTTTCACTGGAGACGCAACAGGCTCTGGTTCTGTGGACGGTTCTGCTAATGTCGCTACAGCTTTGACTTTGGCGAATACAGCCGTATCTGCTGGGTCTTACACTAACGCAGATATCACTGTAGACGCAAAGGGGCGCATAACCGCTGCATCAAATGGAACGGGCGGCGGTGTAACAAGTGTAACTGGAACTGCGCCGATTGCGTCTTCTGGGGGAACTACTCCTGACATAAGCATAACTCAAGCTACGACATCAACTGATGGCTACCTTTCCAGCACAGACTGGAATACCTTCAATAACAAAACATCAAACACTGGTACTGTGACCAGCATAACCGCCGGTACTTATCTTACTGGTGGAACGATTACTACCAGTGGCACTATTACGGTTGACGCCACATCCCTTAACACCGCTTCAAAAGTTGTTGCGAGAGATGCGAGCGGTGATTTTAGCGCCGGAACTATAACTGCGTCTCTTTCCGGTAATGCAACGACTGCGGATGCTTGGTCTACAGCAAGAACCCTTTCCTTCACAGGTGATGCTACGGGTTCCGGTTCTGTGGACGGTTCTGCTAATGTCGCAACCGCTTTGACTTTAGCAAATACCGCAGTATCGGCAGGCTCATACACCAATGCTAGTATCACTGTAGATGCTAAGGGACGCCTGACTGCTGCCTCCAGCGGAACCGCGCCAGTAACAAGCGTTACCGGAACCGCCCCAATCGCATCCTCTGGAGGCGCAACTCCGGCGATCAGCATAAGCCAAGCTACGACATCAACTGACGGCTATCTTTCCAGCACAGACTGGAATACCTTCAATAACAAAACGTCAAACACTGGCACGGTTACAAGCGTTGACGGGTCGGGCGGTTCAACTGGCCTGACTGTGAGTGGCGGACCAATAACTTCGTCTGGTACGCTAACTCTTGGTGGAACTCTTGCTGTAACAAGTGGGGGCACGGGGCTTACCACTACCACAACCGGAGACCTTCTGTATTCTTCTGCCACAAATACTTTGTCTAAGCTCGGTATTGGTACAAACGGTCAGGCTTTGGTTGTCAGTGGCGGTTTACCTTCTTGGCAAGCCATATCGGCAAGCCCCGGTGGGTCAGATACACAGATACAGTACAATAACAGCGGTTCTTTCGCCGGGTCTTCCAACTTTGTCTTTGACTACACCAACAGTCGCGTCGGTATTAATACTAGCTCTCCAACACAAGCGCTTGATGTCAACGGTAATGTTATTGTTAGTGGCGATGTTAATGTTGGTGGCAGCCTTGTGAACATTAAGCCTGCAAATGGTTCTACAGACACATGTTCATTGCAAATAGGCGAGACCCGTACTGGAAATGGTTATAGTCTTATAGACTTAGTTGGTGACGCCACATACACAGATTATGGCGCGAGAATTATTCGCACGAACACTGGGGCGAACGCATCTACTCTGATGTATCACCGTGGTACAGGAGATTTATATTTTATTGCAGT